ATGGAAGGAGCAGCAAGGTTGCCACTTTCTTGTTGAGCCATTAAGCTACCAAGAATAAGCTGCCATCGAGGAATCTTTAAGGTGATGTCTGCCAACTCACAAGCATAATCCCTGATTGAGGTAGGAAGGATTGTAAGAAGAAGGTTTGCTGCTTCCTCTAGTGATCCATGAAAGCTACCCTCAATAGGTTGAGGAGAGGCTCCCTCAGCATAGGTTAAGGGGGTAGGGGTTTGGGTGGGTGCTTTTGAGAGCCCTCCTGCAACATTACCAAGAATTTCATCTGTCAAAATTTGCTGTCCTTTTGCCATTTCACTTTCTCCTTTCCTTTTTGTTATGCTGTATAAATAATATTATGAACCCAGATTTCACTGCCGTCAATTTGATAGACTAAGACAGGATCACACCAACAAAACCAGTGACTAATATGCTCTTTTATTTTTATTTCTTCTTCCATCTTCTTATCTGTCCTGTTGCTCTGTTATCTCTCCAAGCTCTTGTCACTAACTTTGAACCTTTTACATTAAATCTAAATCTATGAACAAGCCCACAATCACAGCAAGAGATTTTATGGTCTTCTTTTTCCCACTTAATAATAATTTTTTCTCCCTCAAAAATCTGTGGATACTTACAAGGTTTCATTTTTTTATCTTTCTACTCCTTCCCCATTTACTGAAGGAAAGTTTTCTTGATGGTTTCTTTTTACTTATCTTAAATAGCTTCATCTTAATAATTTAACCAGCTCCTATCATCTCCTCCAACCATATCCTGCCCCTCTCTAAAGAAGTCAAGATCGTGTTTGGCTGGATCGAGATATGTCTTCTCTGCTTTAATGACTTCTTTCTCTTTAAACTGTCCCAGCTTTTGAAGGAGTGACCCAACATTATAAGCATTCCCTAAACAGAACACCCCAATCATATAAGCCATCACCAAGTCATCATGGCAATTGTAATCAGCTTCTGCAGAGTTATTTGTATTTCGGACAAAGGAAAGCATCTCATCAATTAAATCTTCTGAGTTTATCTCTAAGATGCCAGCTGTTAAGCAGGTAGCAAGGTAAGAGCAAGCAATGGGTTTAGTGGAGGTGTTGGTCTCCCATCCAAGTTTGGTTGATTTGGCATTCTTAAACCTATCAATATATTCCCATTGGTAGATGTTCCAATAGATGTGTTTGAGTTCTGCAAGGGTGGTTAAGCCTGGATGCTTACATTCTGGCACTGCTAATCCCTCATTATACATATTCCCTACTGCTGCAATCACTCCAGCAAACATGGTAGGATCGATGTATCCCTTCCACTCGGCCACCTGTTTAATAAGAGGAGACCCTTTTGGTGCTCTTAATACCTCAATAGTGGATGGGTCATTCCCAACCTGCCCCTCTCCAACATCAGCAGCAATCACGTAATCATATCCCTCTTTAGGGAATTCCCAGATGGAAAAGTTTCCAGTCTCATTTTCAGCAAATCCAAACTCTCCAATATCTCCAACCTTTAAAGGTGACTTACACTTATTCCTTAGTTGGAGGAGGAGACGTTTTGAGATGTAGGGGATACCTTTTGCGATGAATGCTTCCTCATCATCAGCTGGATACTCTTGATGGAACTTGTCAACGTCGTCATCAAAGTCAAGAATCTTACTTCTTCTCCAATTTAATTGTTCCCCTGTTGCGTGGAACTTTTTCATCAGATAGAGTTCTTCTTCATCCAGTGTTCCAAGGAGATCAACTCTTCCTTGTTTACTTTGGAAGGGTTTGGTGTACTCAGGAAAGGTAAGCCAACCAAAGAAGATGGGGTAGAAGTTGGAGAGCTTTCTGGTTGAGATTAAACTCTTCTTCGCTTTCTTCCACTGCTCATAAAAGAATCCCTGTCTCCCATTCCCTGTTGACTCATACACCTTAACTGTTCCAGGGTAGTCTTGAACAGAGGGGACGGTAGAGGTGACTAAAGCTTCTGCATTCTCATAGAAGGCAACTTCAGAGAAATGAGCAAATGAGTAACCTCCTGCACGGGAAGCTGTTCCGGTGTTAGCTGAGAAGACCTCCATGAAAGAACGCAATCCAGGATTGGTGACACGGTCTTTTGCATTTGGGTTCTCAAAGACAAGTTCAGTTCCATTTGAGTATCTTAGTAAGGGATGAAGATCACAGACACTTCCATCTGTTAATTGTGCTTTCTTTGGAAGTTCATCATAGAAAAGCTTTGTCATGCCAAAAATCTTCTTCAAGGAAGGTTTATCATGGGTCACAATGTATCCACCAGTATTAGGGATGGTGGTTGTTTGATGGAATTGTCTACCATCTACATAGGTAGAGCATCCTATCCTTCGATCTTTTAAGATGATAAGACGAACCATTCCAGTTGTCTTAAGCTGCCACTCCCATACCTTATGGAGGCGTTCTTGCTCAATGTTAAAGCGAAAAGGGATAATTTGGCGTTTCTCAGTTTTTATTTTGAGGAGGTTTTCAGCGTAATATTTGAAGTCACTGATTTTACTTAGATCAATCTGCGTCATGCTTTGACACACTTTCTTCTACTTTTGGAATCATATCTTCAATCTTCTTTGAGGGTTCAAAGTTATCCTCTTCTCCAATCTCCCCAAAGAGAAGGTCAGCATCACTAAGAAGGGATTCTTCTCCCTCAGGATAAGACTCAGCGAGGATATCGGTGATTTGTTCAGATTTATCCTCTAAAGCAGGGATGACAGTTCTTACAGTTTCTTTAAAGGTTACCTCCCTCAATCTTTCCTCATAACTCTTTCCCTCTCCCTCTGACCCATTCCCATTCACACCATTCCCTCCATTACTCCCATTCATCATCTTGACAGCAAGCCCTGCAGCGGCATTTGCAGCTTTTAATTTAATCTCAGTTGGGTGGCTATTGGTTGGGTCAAGAATCTCCCTATATAACCGTGTCCCCATCTTTGCCCCCTCCAAAATATTCTCCTGAATGTCAAAGATAACCTCTTCCCTCTTCAACAGCTTCTTCTTTAATGTCAGCTTAAAAAGGGGAGAGTTGATAATAATGGAGAATCTCCCTGCCGTTATTCCAAACTCCTCCCGAATCTGTTTACTTGGTTGACCTAAGATCATTCTATTCATGATCTCAATCAACCTTGGCGTGATTTTTTTAACCCTTAAAGAAGCTGTAGATGGAGCATCCATGTAGACCTTTCCCTTTAGTTATCAATATAACATTTAGTGGGTGGCTTGTCAAGTAAATATCTACCTTCAAAAAATTTTTATGGCATATGATAGCTAAAGAGTGATAGTGGTAGCATCTCTGCTCTTCCCTTCTACCACCAGAGGAAAGAGAGAGGGAGAGGGAAGGGTGATCGTAACCAAAAAAATTTTGGGATGAGAGGGTACTTTCCCCTCATATCACATCTATCATTTTCACCTGGTACTATACACTATGTATACATCCGTTACAAGGATTACTATTTCTGGGAAGATTTAAAGGGGAGGGAATTTATTTGGGGAGAAATAAAATGGAAGGAATTTAAGTTGAGTGGAATAATTTGGAGAGAAAAAAAGGGAAGCACAATTTCTCATGCTTCCCTTGTTACATTGTTATAACAATATAACTTTATGCTTACTTCCCAAAGCCATGACCTTTGATGTTCTTCTTCATGGCTTCCTTTTCCTTCAAGACTTTCTCAATGTCGTCTGCGGCTTTGTCTTGACCCATCTTCCTTAAACTTGCCACTAACTTAACTCCGGCTTTTTGTGCGGACACTTCTGGGTCAGCAGTTCCCTTTCCACTTTTCTCGCCGTCCGTCTTGATTCTTTTCGCCGTCCAAATAGCATCAAGACAATCCGCTTCCCCGTACATTGTTTGTGCTTGCGTAAGGGTTAACGGGAGGGGCAAGTCATATATAATGACTTCTGCCATGTCAGCATTTCTGAATACACGCCGTTCAATGTATTCCTTCCCATCATCTTTAACAAGTCCTCTTTTCAACGTTAAAGAAGTAAACTTTCCATCCACTTCTTTTCCGTCATTCTTGAGTGTCTTTGCCACTTCCAAAGTCAACTTACTTACTTCATTCAATTTTGCCTTTTCCATTCTTTTGAGTCTCCTTCCTTTTTTGAATTTTTACTTCCCCATTTTGGCCAGGACTTGAAATGTCATAATGTTATAACATTAACTTCTCATCCTGCGCTATTCATTTGTTGGTAGAAATATAACACGTGTCAAATTCTTTGTCAAGAAAAATCGACATCCTCCTAAAAATAATTTCAAGCCTTTTTGTGCATAAAACATGCCAATCTTTTCAATCCCCTATGATTCCCTTGATAATCCAGAGAATCATCAAAAGCTCCCAGGGAAACTGGGATGACTTTGCTTCTCTTGCTTTCCTTAATAATAACGCATAGTTATCCCTTTTCTTCTCTTTGCTTCTCTTTTCTTCTCTGGGGATAAGTCATTGAATTCATTAAAGAAACCTCCCTTTTCTTCTTTTCTTCTCTCTTGCCCCCTTTCCTTATTCCCTTCTTTTTACCGCCTACCTTTATTTTACCTGTATCTTTTATTTATACTATCATCTTTATTATATATATATTATTTATATATAAGATAGAGAGAAGAAGGAGGAGTAAAGGGAAGGATGATAAGAAGAAGGGAGGAGAGTGTGTCAAAGGTTGATACAGGATGAGGAGAAGAGGAGAGCAGAGTGCGTCAATTTGACAAAGGAAAGGGGAGAGAGAAGAAGGGGAAGGTGGGTACCACAGAAGAAAAGAAGAAAAGCCTCCCTTCTTTAA